TTTGAATATCTTCTTCGCTATGACCACGCTGACGGCCTATATTGGCAATCATCCGAGCATAATTAAGTTGCTCATTATCGAGCCCTGATCCAGAACCATCACCAGCAAATTCGCCTACATCAGCATTCTGTCCCAATTGAGAATTCTGGGCATTAAGTGCTGCTCGTCGCTGTGCTAATTTAGCTTGTTCTGTTTCAGTTGCTATATCACCAATTTTAGCAATCTCGTTTTCACGGTCGTCAATACCCGCAAAAATATCTTGTTTTGGTGTAACTAGGTTACCGCTACGGGCGGCTTGCTGAACTGTGAAGTTCTCATTTGGCTGCAAGACGCCCGTAGCTGGTTTATTACCCACAGAAGGTATATTCATATACCTAGCAGATTGTTTCTTAAGACGCTCTAGGTAATCGTTTGCTGGAACACCTAGTGACGGCCGCGTTTCGAATAATGAAGTCGTCACTCTTTCCACCATTCCGTTCTATTAGAGGTCTGCTTCTCTGCCTTTTCTTTGGCTTTCTCGTCAAACTCAGCGCTTTTCATTGCTGAGTCAGAGTTGAAGTTTTTAACCTGTGCACCTGTGAGATAATTCAGTGTTTCCAGAGCGGCATTATTAACCCAATCATCTTCTGCAATACCGTCGCGGAATTTCGCTTCTGTACGACGTGGGATAATACCATTCGGAGACAAAGTATGACCCGTTACCTTTGATGCGTAACGTACAGGACCAACTATATCAGACACATACTGCCCGTTGTCAATAATAGGTGCTCCTGTTGAAAGACTCGTTCCCGTTCCCAGTTCAATTGGTGCTTTAAATGCCGGGTGAATCATTCCCATAAGAGTTTTGGACAACCTAGCTTCTCCACTATCTGGTGCAAATGGTGAAGCAAGATTTGCCAAAGAAACTCCAGAACCCAGAGAATTCATAACGTCCATTACAGGGGAAGTAGGGTTAAGTCCCCAATAATCTCCGTTATCATCCTGCCACTGTGGCCCCAAAACATTCTGTCGATAATAATCCGGGAACAACTGGTCCTGTGGGAATGGGTCACCCAAACTCTCAGGTTCGATACCATTAGCTATCGCCAAGTTATACATAGCCTTGGAAGGCATTGTAGACCAGCCGGGTCGCTTAATAGCACTTTCAATTACGCGTGGAATAATACCTCTCTGCCAAGTGTAATAAAGAAATACTCGACGAAGAGACTTTGACTCCATTGCTGTCAAATCTCTTGCTGTAGGCGACCATTTACGAATCTGTGTAGATGCGTATTCAGCCGCTTCCTCAATAGATTTGAAGTTCTTTGACTGCATAAAGTGGAGAGCCAAAGCACCGCGCATTAGGTTATCTCGCTCAGCACTAAATTTGTTGAGTTTAATAAGCTTGTTGTTGGTGAGCTTTGTGATGCCTTTATTAATTCCACCTGCGGCCTTGGACGCCCCCTTGAACAGCCCCGTAGCATTAGTACCGGTAAATGAGTCAGCCGAAGTTGTAAGCAAATCTTCTGCTACACCTGCGGAGTGAATCGGAAGATAAATATCCTTCTGCTCAAAAAGATTCGCTAATGAGTCGTCAGAGATATTTACTTTCTTCCCACCGATAGTAAATACAGTTCCCGGCTTTTTACCGTCTATCTGAACCTGTGCTGAGATTTCCTTAATTCGAGCATATTGATCCATCCCAGACATTTCAGCTAGTGCCTTACGACGCGTCCGCAAGATACGCCAGTTATCCCTATAAGCTTTGGTACCGAAATTCATACCAGCCAAGGAATTACGAAGCATATCTCCTGCGAGAGACATAACATGGTGGCCGGGTTTCATCGTTGTTTGGGTGAGCTTAATAGCTGAGGTAATAGGGTCAAATACTTCGCTAACCCATTTATTCAGCGTCTCATTCTTAAACGATCGAGACTCGGTAATCATGTTACTCAGTGCAGGAAGTTCATCAATAAGATCTTTTGGATAGTACAGATCAGTGTCGATCAACTTAGCAAAAGCATTCTTTCCATCTGGATTACTAACCTTTGCCCACAGAGAGCGCTCTCCTGTGGGTATAGTTTTCACTCCAAATAGTTCAGAATAACGGGCACCCATAGATACATCTTCGGCCGCTTTAACCATTGCTGTATGAACTGCCGAAATAGCCCTCAAAGGATTCTTTACGTTAGTCCAAGCCTTCCAAGCGTCAGCCATTTGGTCAGGAGAAGCACCAGCAGGGAATCGCCATTCACTAGGAACGTGAGTCATATTATTCAGGATCGAATTCATATGCTCAGGACCAATACCATTACGGTTATAGAAGTTGTTCTTTGACGAATCAAACATCCAACTTGTCAGTTTACCGAGATCCTGCGCTGCCGGAGTAAAACGTTCCGGATTAGCTGCAAGAAGTTCAAGGAAATCCCCATCAGTATCCTGCAACTGCCTAAAAGCAATATTAATATCCTCGAACGAATGAGTCCGTGCAAAGGTATTTAGCGCTTCATGGAGAGCAGTTTCAAGATGTGTTCCCAAGTGAATACCTGCCGTAACAGCAGCGTATGACTTTTCCATACCAAAAGTACGGTTAAACATACGGTTTCCACCATAAAGACGGGTTACAGTATCCCAAGCGTGCTGGGTCCTAGAAAGATTGATAATCTCGTCAGTCCCGCCGTTTGCCATAACTTCTTCAAGACTATTAGCGCTCAGTCGTGGGTCTTTTGTTCGACCTGCGAGTTTCGCATTTGCCTTAGCTGTAGCAATTTCAGCCTTGCGAGCTTGTGCAGAAATCTTTCCCTTTGGACCGTTACCCCATGCAGTTGACTTAGGCTTTCCGTTTCGGAGAAGTTCTTTACCTTCCGCAGCAGCTTGTCCCGCTGTAACTTTTTGTCCATCGGTAGATATACGAGTGATTTCTTTTTGAGCATCAAAAGCAATCTCTTCCCTTGGAGTTACAAACTGACGCTTAATCTTGGCAACTTCCTCATTAAGGAGTTGTGCTGCTTCGGGATTAAGCTTCGACTTAACGGGAACCAAATCACCAATTTGCTGAGCGAACCTACCCACAGAACCGGTTTCAATTGCTGAATTAAGCCGCTGCAAAGCTTCATCGGACGCGGTAACAATTGTATGACTCAGATGAGAACTATGCAGAGAAGTATTCTTCAATACCGTTTCAGCCAGCTTTTGAACCGGAGACATTCCGTCTTCTCCGACCTTAATAAAATCATCGAAAATGCGACCGTAGACGTGATTACGAACCTTAGCTGCGTGCTTATATCCTGCGATATTAGCTTCAACAATTCGGTCATTAAACAGCTTTACCTGTGGGTCAAGGTTTTCTTCGATTGCTCGAACAATTCCCCGCTCGTCCGCCATATTGCGGAACTCACCCTTAAGTACACGAATAGCATCAGGCTTAATCGTAACCAGATCAATCTTGCCGTTAGGTTCTACACCAGCAATAGAACGCATCAGAGTTTCTGCTACGTCCATTACCTGAGTAACCATAACATTTGTCGGAGTATTCTTAGGAACAAAGATATACTTCGAACGCATAGATGGACCCATAGCTTCCAGAACATCATACATAGATGCCCTAATAGCTGTGCCACCTTCTGGCATAATATTCGTCAGATAAGGATAAATTCCATAACCCTTGAGAGTTACGTCAATATTAGCCGCGATTCGCATAAACATGGAATCTTTAGCTTCGGCGTACTTAGCACCGGTAAGACCAGTTCCCTTAAGTTCCTTAGCAATCTCACTGTTAAGCGACCTAAACAAATCAATAGCTGAATGAGTAGTCCACCAGTTTTCCTTTTTAGGATCACCATCAATAAGTCGCTGAGTTGACGTTCCCCAGTTCGTATTAGTCCGGTAAGGACCTGACGGAGTAGAGTAATCCTTAAAGTGTTTTGTCAGAACCCTATCAAGAATAGCAGCAGTCTCAGCAGGGAGCACACCATTAATGATGTTAGCTTTCGTCGTTTCCAGAGCGTCACCAAGGTACGCCTGAGATTCTTCGAATTTTAATGGACGGCGGAAGTTAGCTGCAACATCACTGGGAAGCGTCTGCATGATGGAAATAGCAGGGGATTTACCTGCCCCAGCATTCAGATTAACCAGACGGCCATTAACAGCTGTCGGAGCAAAAGAACGGGACGACTTCTGAATAGCTTCACTGTTATTCTTTACGAATGTGGATGCGCTATCGATAGCTTCATCAAGGGTCAATTCAGGATTCTCAGTGAACCCCTTCATGAATTGATGGAACTTATCTACGTCAGCCTGATCTACAGTTCCAGCTTTGATTCCCTTAAAGATATCAGTGAAGTGACCCGAATTCTTTGTAAGTCCTTCAACAGAACCGTTAGTCAAAACGTGACCAGCGTCCGCTTCTTTAACTCCAGTAGCCAAAAGAGCGTCATAGTCTAGAACACTAAGATCAGGATTAGCTTGCATGAAAGCCTGAACCTTAGCTGCAACAGGGGCCGAATACTTAGCTTTCGGAGCAGTAAGGTGTTCAGTTCCCATAACAAAACGGTCTACGGGAGTATAGTTTGCATAATCGCCAAACTTAGCTTCACTCGGAATATCATCAATAATCTTCTTAGGTTCAACAATAACTTCGGCGTCAGGCACGTCAGATTTACCTGCTTTAGGTGCCCTCTCAAAAGTAACTGATTCACCGATTGTTTTAGGTTCAGGAGTTACTTTTGCCGTAAGATCACCTATACCCACAGGAGATTCCTCGACTGCGTTAGCTACAGACTTAAGTGCTGCTTCTGCTTCCTGTGGGTGAATATCTCCACCAACAAGCTTGCTAATAAGTTCTGTTGCTTGAGCACCGGACTTACCAGAATCAGCTACAGCTTTATTAAAGACTCGTTCTTTCTTTACGGCCGCTCGAAGGTCCTTGGACGTGAGTTTTCCAGCTTCACCCTTCAAAAGCTTTTCAGGCAGAAATTTAAAACCCTCAACAGTCTCAGTGTAATCCGTAATCGGCTTACCCTTTTTAAGATCGCGCTTAAGAGATTTAGCTTCCTGCTTTTGAAATTCGTCCCAGCGGTGCTTAGCTACTTCCTGTTTTGCACCTTCAATAGCGCCTTTAAGTCTGGAGGTTTCCCCACCTATTTGTGCGCCTTCTTTGGCAGTTTTCGCAGCTATTCCTGCGTCTCTTGCACCTGTAACAGCGCCCTTGACCCCATGGGCGGCTGCTCCTAGCCCAATATACGTTGTAGGATCGAAGGCCACATCACCAATTAAACCGCCAATTCCAGATACAACTTCTGATTCTTTGGAATTAGGATCGATACCATTATTCTTCTGGCCTTGCTTAATTACATCAGAATGCGTAACAGCATCATTAGTATTTCCGCCAAAACCAGCAGAAAGACCCTGCAAAAGAGCAGTACCGGGCGAAGCTGGCAAAAGATCAAGAGCCGCCCCAAAAGCATCATCAGGGTTGTCTTTTAGATCTTTAATTGCACGATCGTTGCGGTTCTTCTCATTTCCTGTACTGGAAAGAGAATAGTTTGCAGCTGAATAAGTACCTGTAGAAAGAGCATCAAGAATACCTTTAACAACAGGAGTTTCCCACCACTGCTTATCAGCACCAGTAGCTGCGGAAAGATCACCAAAAGTACGGGAACTAGTTTCTTTAGTTCCCGTACTCTTAGCCTTTTTTGGTGCCGAATGCAGTTTTTCAAAATCACGAGCGTTCTTTGCAGAACGATCCCAATACTCTTCGGCACCTGCCATGATAATTTCCTTACCCTACTGGGAACTTGTTAGTCGATCCCAAGTTGTTGTACTGAGCCAGATAAGAGAATGCTTCATCTGGATTAATGTGTGGATATTTCTTTCGCAATGCAATCATCACCTGATTAGGATTACGAATATCCAGATCAGGTTGTGTTGAAATAATATCTACGATAGCTCGCTGAACATCAGGATTCGTTGTAGCTTGGAGTCCATTAAAGCCCTGTAGGGTACTATCCTGTTCAGAAGCTTTAAGACGGTTTTCCATTTCATTGCCATAACGATCAAGGTTAAAGTCACGATCCCGAAGGAATCGCTCATATTGCCTTTGTTCGTTTTCTTGTCCTGCTTGTCCCTGAGCTTGAGCAAATTGAGAACGAACATCGGCTTCTTTTCCACCAAGTTGTCCCAAAATTTCCTGCAAACGCATATTCAAATCAGAACGGCGTTGAACCCCAGCGGCTCCAACTGAATTAGCTGCGGCTGTATTTCGTTGAAGTTCCGAATTACCAATTGTCGCAGATTCAGCCAAACGAGCATCCCTACTACCCACAGCGCGCTGATTTCCTTGTTCAATTTCTTGACCAACAAGATCAGGCTGTGTAGCAGCAGGAGCAATACCCAAACGAGAAAGCATTTCAGTATCTTGTGCTTTATTAGCCGCTTGACGCTGTGCATTCTCTTGGAGAGTATTATCGAAAATACCCTTCAAATCTGTCTGGTATTGCTGATTCTGTTCTTGAATCTTTGGAGCTTGAGCCAGAATATCATTCCGAAATGCATCATGCATTCCAGCAAGGTTAGAATCAGAAGTGCGGAAGTTCTCTTGAGCTTGGTTGCGTGCATTATCAATAGCACCTGTCTGAGCATTAAGAGCTTCCTGCAAGAAAGAAGTATCTACTGGACTACCTGAATACTTCTCATTCAACAGATTCCAAAGGTCTTCCATTGGATCGGTTTCTTGCATGGGAAGGTTTCCAACACCACGACCTGTAGTGAATCCTTTTTTAAAGTCTCCACCTATATCATGACTTGGATGAATATCAGCTGACTTATGTGCTGTAGGTACACTTCTCCCAATATCAGCACCAGCCCGCATTGCCAAATTATTGATGACGTTTCCGCCAAACAACTTGCTAATGTTCTTATTAGCATCGTTGACGAATTCTTCATTATAAAATGGGTTCTTTTGCTTACGAAGTTCATCAGCCTTTTTAATAAGATCTTCAAAGAAGCCCATGATTATCCTTAGAATTGCTGATTCATGGACATACGACCAAGTGAAGACTTACGTGCATTGTCCTGAGCCATTTTAGTAGAGTTACGCTTATCAGTTTCCTGAGTTGTAAAGTCAGACAAAGCACGGTCACGAGCCGTATTCATTCCATCCCGCTGACCCTGAAAGTTAGTCTGCGCTTCCTTACGGGAGTTAGCAAACAAACCAGAGTTAGCAAGACCACGGCTAGTGAAATCTTCTCCAAGATTCTGCAAACCATTAGTCTCATTACGATCAAGACCCTGCTTTGCTACTTCATAATCTTGTGTGAAGTCATTTTTCTGCTTAGTCAAACGAGCAAGAAAATCAGTAAGTGCTGTTCCATACTGAGTTAGCTGATCCTGATATTCACTATCCCCAGAAAGCCAATCTCCCTCAGACATAACTGGTTTGGATTGTGGAGCAGGAGCAGGAGCGCCACCCATTCCACCACCTGTAGGAGCACCAATTCCAAATGAAGGAGTAGCAGGAGCTTGTGCATAACTTCCGCCACCATAACTAGGCTGTGAATAAGAAGGAGATTGGTAACTAGGAACCAATCCACCAACACCGGCAGAAGGATTAGTGTTTACAATTCCAGCTACACCTTTAGGTGCTGTAGGAGAAATAAAACCCTTTTTAAAATCAGAACCAGCGCTAGTTCCGCCATTACTACCATCGCCCAATATCTGACGAGCCATTAGAAACCTCCCGACTTAAGACGTCGCATCATAAAATCTTTCTTTGCCTGAGCCTGTTGATCCCGCTTCTGGAATCCAGACTTATTAAGTCCGCCACCTGCATGAGGACTTGAACCAATCCCGTTATAAACACGATTACCAGTCAATTGATTCTGTTGACCCTGTAGATAACGCTTTTGGAGTTGTCTCTGATCGAGAGGTTCCGGCGGTTGTATTGGTTTATTTACCATTACTCTATCCTTTCTTATGTCGATTTGTCAACGACCATCTGACTAGCCTTAGTGTAACTAGTCAGAGAAAATATCTTAATCGGACCCGTTTCTTGATTCCCAAAAGTAGACATTCTGACAGCATATTGAATCTGTCGGAATCTCAGAGACTTGAGAGCTTTAATAAAGAAACGACCGTTTTCAGATACATCAGAGATTTCACCAGAAGTATCAACAATAGTTGTTGAAAGCCCCAACCAAGATAGTGGATTATCCCACGTTCCAGCTTCCAATTGATCCCATGTATACGCTTCAAGCTGATCCCATGTAACAGGCTGTTTCTTTCCCAAAGGGATAGCTTGCATTTCTACAGGACGAGTTGTTTTTACGTCCAATCCCCACAGGAAGAGCCGCTTAAACACGGAGTTCGCCTGATAGTCGTATGCTTTTGTTTTAACCCAACAATCAATATACTCGACAATATCTGTGTTCTGATACTGATCGATCAATCGCAATATTGATGTTGGAGAAGCAACAGCTGATCGAATAAGAGATGGATTTTCAACAGTAAAGGATTCTCCTGATACTGCTCCCGCGGCTGTTCTCAATGAAATAGTCATAAGAACGGCTGTGGATGGTATCAGGTACTCTTTCGACAAAGCAGGAAGATCAGCCGCAACAATACCTACCGTATTGGTAACAATCGTTCCGTCTCTCAACAGATAGTTTGCCAGCAAATCCAACTTACCTGCGGCAGCTACTGTTGATGTTACCGTTGCAGAGAAAGTAACTTTTTGAAAAGGACCAACAGCTATATCTGGTGTCTGTACTCCAGTTTCACTAAGATAAAGCTCCGGCGAACCAGAAGCCCCTTTAGTTACTGTTATTTTATTATTAGCAGCTACAGCAGTACCAATAAGGTTTGGGGTAATCAACCGGTCAGCTGTTATATCTGGGTCAATAAACTTAGGGTCAACGATTCTGTTACTTCCCGGAAGAAGAGTCAAACCCCTTGATGCAGCAATATACTGACTTGGATCAGATGAAGCTGAATCAGCGGGAATTTCAAGAAACTTTCCCGGTGTTCCACCTTCGATTTTCCACTGCGACCAAGTTCGTGTATCAATATTGTAAGAATAAACAGTATTAAAATAGCGAACTACAAGACGACGGTTAATAATCGAAAGATCAACGCCGGGAGCAGTAGCATCAGGAGAATCAGGGGCTACAGAAAAAGTTACGTTCAAGTTAATCTGAGAGAACTTCTGATTAATGAGCTCGTAAACTCGACCCTGATCGTAGATATAGCAATAGTTCTCGAAAGCAATAACAGAATTACCGCCAGCTGCCCCTACTTGAGCAGAGAGCTTTTCAACCTGACCATTCTTAGGAGCACTTGGGAAACTAAACCGGTAAGTTGCATCTTCTTTAAAGATAAGAATCGAGTTAGTTAGAGCCAAAAGAGCAGTATTAAGACCACCAGAACCGGGATCAGTGTTAAAGAAGTCAACTGCGGTATTCCACGTTTCTGGATGCGGACCAGTTCCGTCAACTGTTGAAAACCAAACATAGTTTCCATCAGTTGCAGTACCTGTACCTGTTACCCACAGACGGTCTTTCCAACTAACCATAACTGAGCCGCGTGGCATTGTTGCGATAGCGGCTACAGCTGATCCATTCTTCCAACGAAAACCGGTATCAGATGCCCCAACAGCTACATTGAAATAGCACCAGTCATTATACTGAGCAAAAGAAACTAGTTTATTTGCGAGCCCTGTAGTTGTTTTAATGGTTGTGGGGGAAGCAGAGAAATCACCCAAAGGATACGCGTTAACATCGTACGTCGTAGTTCCTGTGGGCTTATTAACAATAACGTACCAGTCACCTGCTGTAATACGATAAATACCGAGAACTTCCCAGCGATTGATCGTATTAGCAATCGTCCCGACAACATTTTCAATAGGCGGTCGAGAAATCAGAGAAGTATCCAAAGCCAATTCAAAGTTAATTAGCTCGACTACTTCGTTATCCTTAGACTCCCCGGCGAGAGATACGTTATTCAACCCCCCAACAAAGGGACCGATTTTAACAGGTGAACCCGGCATTTTAATCCTCGATTACAGTAATAAAGGGGTAATAATCTGACTGCGTGGAAGTTCGTTCCTGCATTCGAGTTACTGTTGAATCAAACTTAGCAGCAACTACCCCAGCAAGCTGAGGATTTTCATCCAGCAAATAAGCCTGTTCCAGTACATAACTAACAATTCCGTTATAGT